TGCAGAAACAGTTTATGATGCATATAATATTGCAATTGATGATTATTTAATAAGAAATAATGTGCAGTTACCAGAAGGTGCTGCATTAGCATCCTCCTCATTTTGTAAATACGGATCAGACATAGATGTTCTTGAAAACAATCTTACAATGCAATATCATACTGATTTTAAACAAGGTGAGAAAGATATGCCAGGAAACCAATTCTTTTTAACATGCACTGTTTATATTAATGATGATTATGATGGTGGAGATATAGAATTCTATGTAGACGGAAAGTTTATTTCACATAAACCAAAAGCTGGTGAAATTATGGTATTCCCTTCAGGACAACCATATTACCATGGAGTCAAAACTGCAACCAATGGAAATAAATATTTAATCAGAAATTTTATTATGTATCCAAATCCAGGTTCTAAGGAGTGGCTTGCTAATCAGGTAGAATACGGAGTATTTAGATGGGCTGAAATGGAAAAGGAAAGACTTGCAAAAGATTTATACGGTGGAAACCTAGTATTTAAGGATGGCAAAATAGTAACCTTTACCGAAGAAGAAATTGAAGAGCACAGAAAAAAATGGGACGCAGCAGAAAATAAAAACGGAGCAATGTAATATGGATATAATTAAACTTAGAGAAGATGTTTTTGTTGTAGATAATTTAATTCCAGATTCAGAATGCAGAGCGATTATAAATTATTTAGATGGTATATCTAATGCAGGTCTTTTAGACTGGAATCAGATATCATTTTTTGGATCTTTTGCTATGGGTTATTGGCCACACGATGACAATCTTTTAATGTTTGGTTTACCCAGAGATTATTTTTCACAGCTAAAAGAAAAAATTAAAATTGCTGGTGAAAAATGTTTTGAAAGAGAACTATCTGAGGTTAGCTATCATGCTCAAAAATGGGTAGTGGGAGCATTTGCAAGTTTTCATTCAGATAATAGTCATGAGGATGGAAGTCCGTCTGCATTTTATAAAAGTAAATATGCAGGATTCCTTTATTTAAATGAAAATTTTGAAGGAGGAGATTTAAACTTTAAACATCATGACATTACAATTAAACCAAAAACTGGTAGACTAGCTTTTTTTAAAGGCGGTCATGGAAATGAACATGAAGTTACTACGGTTAAAAATGCAGAAAGATACACAGTAGGATCTTTTTGGGATAATGCAGATTCTGTTTATACACCAGAACAAATTGCTGAATGGGAAATAGAATTAAAACAAACCAGAGCAGAGCAAGATGAAACCTATAAAGAATGGGATAAATTAATACAAGAAGGCAACGCTCCATCTTATAAAGGAAAATATGATTAAAGAAATATTACATCCTGAGATACATTATTATAAAAATGTTATTGAAGATCCTGCAGCTTTTGTAAAAGAGATTGAAGATATGGATGCTTTCCAAGGACCCTTTTCTCAAATATCACAATGGGAGCAATGGAATGCATCAAACAGTAATATCCCTTATGGAAAGCTAAAGAAATGTTTTTTGAATATGTTTCAAAATATTACAGATGCAGATAGAAGTAATGCAAAAATTTGTTCTACTATTACACAAAATGTAATAGCAATAGGTGAAGAGTATGCTGCTAGTTCTGGAATAGATTTAGGATACCTGCCAGTATATTTTGGTATAAATAAATATAATGTTGGGGTTCATATGGGAGCGCATGTAGATGCATATGATGGTGCAGAAGATACATCTACCGTTTCAATGGTTATGTATCTAAACGATGACTATGAGGGCGGAGAGATAGAGTTTCCAAACCATGGTATATCATTAAAGCCAGAAGCTGGAAGCGTAGTTGTTTTTGCCTCAGAAGGAGTTTTACATGATCCAAAGCCAACAATATCTGGAACAAAGTATATGGTCCCCATATTCTTTTTCAAAAGATAGATATTAGTATATAATAAAAGAATGTCATATCAACTAAAAGTAATCAAAGATAATCCAGTAGGATTCTGGGCTTTAGACGAAATTTCTGGAACCTTGGCTTTAGATACATCTGGTTGTGGAAACGATGGAACGTATTCTGGCGGAATTACTAATGGATTACTGCCATTAATTCCAGGAGGACTACAAGGTTCATTAATTACTAATTCAAAATCTATTTCATTTCCAATAGTAAATAATTATTATGGAGATTCAAGTTATGCAAGTTTGGCAGACATAAATTCACTAGATAATGATTGCTCCTTTGAAGTTTGGTTTTATCCAAAATTTATAACAACAAACGAAACTGTAATTTTAGGAAATTCAACAGACTCTATTGGCTTGTTCTATGATTCTGGAGATATTGTATTTAAATTTGGTCAATATACAGCAAGACATACTTTAGCCCATATTTCAAAATCACATTATATTGTTGGAACATATTCCCCTTCAGAAATTAAACTTTATGTAGATGGAGACATTAAATCTACAGTACCTATTACAGACCTTCCAAGCCTTTCTCAGAGCGGTTTGACACTTAATGTTGGTCCAACCCTAAGCGCATCAGATTCTTTTATTGTAGACGCTCCTGCAGTTTATAGACACGCATTACCAATTTCAAAAATATTTAACCACTACTCTGAAATTCAGCCAATACCCGCACATCAAATTGCATTTCCAGATCAAGGCAGAATATTTGAATCTTATGATAATAATATATCTACCTCATATTCATATTCATATCCAGGAAATAAGCCATGGAATTATTTTAAAACAGATGGCACTTACTATAATGCAGAAGAACAATATATATCGATTACTCAAACAGATACGGCTGACCCAGCATCTGTACAAATAGATGACTTTATTTCAATTCCTTCTGGTATTGGTGCTAATTCTTCTAAAATTGAATGGGATTATTCAAATGGAATTTCAGTATCAGTAAGTATAGATGGAGTATCTTATACCCCATGTATAAATGGCGGAGAGATTCCAGGATTTACTAGATCAAGTTTTTCTTTAGAAACTGGTATTCATATAAGAATTACTTTATCTACATCGGATTCAAGTAAATATATACCTAGACTATATACCCTATCTTTAAACTTTTACAAAGACCAGACCCTATTTGCCTCAAACTCATCAGACTATATTTCTGCTCTAGAAACAAATTCTTACACGCTAGGAAATAAAGTTTATCCAATTCTTTCTAGAGATAGTAGAAATGGGGTAAAGGTATTTGATGGTTCTGGCTTTATTGTAAATACTCAAAAGCAAACTTATGCAATAGAGTTTTTTTACACCCCCTCAGCATTGTCTAATAGCGGACTTGTTTCATCGATATCTGGATCTGGCTCAGCATCAAATTATTCATGGGTGACTAATGGAACTATTAGTAAAACAAACATATCTTCAATATACGTAAATGGTATAAATAAGACATCTGAAACATCAATATCAAATGTTTTTACGCCTGGAGAAACTTACCATGTTGTGATTTTATACACATCTGGAGTATCTGGATCTTTAAGGTTTAACTCATCTGATGCAGGATCCGTTGCTGCCCTATATCAAAATATAGCTCTGTACCCACTTGGGTTTCCAGTCATGTTTGATTCAGCCAAGGCATCCGAACATTATGCTTTGTATACGCAAAGATCTATATCTGTAGCAGATGACTCGTCAGTTACCCTGACAGAAAGTGGCACCTCAGTATACAATAATGACTGGCTAGTTATACAAAACATATAATTTTGTCATAACGTGTGACAAAAACTAGACTTATGCTTAAGATAATGGTAAAATAAAACACTATGGATTTTAATAAAATAAACTCAAAAGTACTAGATGAAGAATCTACGTTAGGCATTTATGTCTGGGAAATGCCAGACGGACGCTGGATAGGCGATGATGACGGTAACTATTTATCTGTTACATCTAAAAAAGGAAATAGATCAAGAATGGATGCTTTGGCCAGAGAAGTAAAATCATATGGCATCTATGAAGGGCAGCCACTATTTCTTTCAGCAAGAAGAAAAATTGATGATGAAGAATTTTTATATCAGCAGCAGAGACTAAATCTTGGTTTAGTTCCAGACCCATTGGATATTGGAAACTATAAAGATGAGATAAAAAAGCTAGGCAATCTTAGGGGTAGATGATGGAATTTATTAATGAAGACAACTCTCAAAATATTATTGATATCTCAAATACTGCCGATTGGTTTTCTTTTAAAAAGGAAGCAACATCTAGCAATGACCCATTTGCGGTAGACATTGAAGAGCTAAAAAAGTTTAAGGGATTAAGTCCAGCATTTCGCAGAAAAATGAATCGTGATTTTTCAAAATCATTTACTGGAATTCAAGGAACAGCAACACAACAAAACTTATTAGCACAAGCCATTACTGGCTATGCTATGTTTGACCTTATTGAGCCTACATATAATTTAGAATATCTTTCAAAAATTTACGAAGTATCAACATATAACTATGCAGCAATTAATGCAAAAGTTTCTAACATCGTTGGTCTTGGATATGATTTTATTGAAACAAAGAAAACTAACGATGCATTTGATGCTATAGAAGATGAAAAAGTTTTGGCTAGAGCACGTAGAAAGCTTGGAAAACTTAGACAAGATTTACAAGAATGGTTAGATACAACAAACGATGAAGATACATTTACTCAAACTTTAATTAAAGTATACACTGATCTAGAAGCGACTGGAAATGGTTATTTAGAAATTGGTAGAACTACATCAGGAAACATTGGATACATTGGACATATTCCAGCAAAGACAATGAGAATAAGAAGATTGCGTGATGGTTTTATTCAGTTGCTTTATGGCAAGGCTGTTTATTTCCGCAATTTTGGAGATACAGAAACCTTAAGTCCAATTGCTACACAAGAAGAAAGACCTAACGAAGTTATTCATTTTAAGAAGTATACACCTATGAATAACTATTACGGTATCCCAGATATTATTGCTGCACAGATGGCCCTTGCTGGAAATGAATTTTCTGGAAGATATAACTTGGATTATTTTGAAAACAAAGCGGTTCCAAGATATATTATTACAGTAAAAGGAGCAAAGCTTTCTCCTGAATCAGAAAGAAAGCTACTTGAATTTTTCCAGGTTGGATTAAAGGGAAAGAACCATAGATCTCTTTATGTCCCATTGCCAGCAGATACTCCTGATTCTAAAGTTGAATTTAAGATGGAGCCAATTGAAGCTGGAAATCAAGAAGGCTCATTTGAGAAATATCGTAAATCAAATAGAGATGAAATCCT